GAAGGTAATTTAAGTTTAACAGAGGAACAATTTGCAAATTGGGGAACAGACAATAGTTATGTTTCTGATATTGTGATTAACGAATTAGGTTTAGAAAAAGCAGAATAATGATAAATTCAGAATTTCAAATTGAAATCTTGACCGATTTAACTACCGAGCCAGTTACCTTGCAAGAGGCTAAAGACTATATGAGAATTTCTTCTAATGCAGAAGATGACTTAATCGAGGAACTAATAACTTCGGCAAGGGAAAGAATAGAGAAGTTTACAGGGCTATCTTTAGGGGAAAAAACCCTTAAGGCTTACTGGTTCTATTTTCACATTCCTGCGGAGATTCCTTATGGTCCAGTTACCGCAATTAACTCGGTTGTTGATGATAATGATGTAGAACTTGAATACACTGCACGAGGATTGCAATATAAGACCCTTGAGGCTTATTCTACACAAGGTTTGACAATAGAGTACGAAGCAGGGTTTGCAGTCGCTCCTAAGGGCTTAAAATTAGCCATATTAAAGCAAGTATCTACTGACTACGAGAATAGGGAGAATTACTCTATTTATGACCAAGCGTATGAGTTAAGTTCAGATGCAAGAAGACAAGCGCAACCATATTGTAGAAACACTATTTTAGGTATCTAATGAAAGCAGGAGAATTAAGAAATCAAATTCAAATCTATAATCTATCGGTTACTCCTGATGGTGCTGGAGGTAGTACATCTGACTATACTTTAGCTAAAACATTATGGGCAAAGATTAAAGCAAAGACAGGTAGAAGGGATTTTGAAGATTCAAGAATATCTTTAGATGAAACTTACGAGATTGTTATTAGATACGATGATTACCCTGAATTCAGCCAATTAGATAAGATTATGTTTAATGGTGGTTTATATGTGGTGCAAAGTTTCTATACTGTTGAGGAGCGTAAAAAGACTATTGTTATTTATTGCACTTTAGATAGGCAAGTTAATGGAAATTAAAGGTACTTCGAGAGTATTTAAAAAGCTAAAAATGGTTTCTAAAACTGTGGATTTACAAGTTAAATCTGCTATTCAAAGAAACACTCAAGATATATTAGCTGAAGCGATAAAAAATGTACCTGTTGATATGGGTTATTTATTGCAAAGTGGTACTCCTGATACTACTAATCCTTATATTGGTAAAGTAACATTCGGTGGCACTCTTGCTCCTTATGCGCCTTTTGTAGAATTTGGTACAGGAGATATGGTTGCTATATTACCAGGTTTTGAAGGCTATGCTTCTCAATTTAAAAGAGGACCAGGTCATAATATGAAAGCACAACCTTATTTAACACCTGCATTTTTATTATACAAAAAAGTATTTTTAAGGGATATGAGAAAAATTGCTAAGAATATTAGTAAATAAATCGTAAATTTGTGGAATGAAAGATGTCGGTCAATTAATAAGGACAAAGGTATATGACAGATTATTCGGAGTATTAGAATATAATGGAGATACAATACCTGTGTATGATTCAGCAGGAGTTCCTGCTAATGCAGCACAACCTTATGTATTACTTTCTACTTTTAATTCAACGGAATTATCTGAAGGAAGTAAACAAAGTTACGGACAAGAATTAAGCCTTTTAATAGAGGTTTGTATGAAGTTTGATAATAGTTATGGTGGTAAATTAATTTGTGATAATATCTCAAACCAAATAACCGAACTAATAAGAACAAGACAAGATGGTTACTTAGATTTAAGTCCTGATTGGTACATTATACGAACACTTTTAGAAAGCACAAATAGTTTAGAACAACAAGTTACAACTGGAGTTTTAACAAGAAGATTAATAAGATTTACATTTAAAATACAACAACAATGAGCGTATTAAACGGGTCAGATATATTACTTTACGATGCAGATTCAAACTTTCCTTTGATGTGTCAAAAAAGTGTAACTATTACTTTAAACGATGCTATGATAGATGCTACTTGTAAGCAATCAGCAGGTTATACAGTAAATTTACCAGGTTTAAGGGAGTTTGCTTTTACGGCTGACGCTTTAGTTGATTTTGATGAAGGTGCTTCAGATATAGGTATTACTACTTTAATGAATGCTTATAATACAAGAACTCCAATTAATATATTAATAGCAAACCCTGTTTTAGTACAAGCATATTACACAGGATTAGCTTATGTTGAAAGCATTGAAGTGAATGCACCAATGGAAGATGTGGTATCTTATACGGTATCATTTACAGGAACTTATACAATAACAGAATAATTAACTTTAAAATAAAATAATATGGCAGTTTACAACGGCACAGCGCAAATCTTAAAAATGGATGGAACGCAATTAGCAGAATTAACAAATGTTACTCTATCAATGAATCAGGATGTATTCGAAACAACTTCTAAGGAATCAGCAGGTTGGAAAGAAGTAATGCCAGGTTTAAGAGATATTACTTACACGGCTGAAGGTCTTGCAGATTTTCAAGCTACAAATAAAGACTTAGCAGATATTTTTACTGCATACAATTCAAGAGCGTTAGTTGCTATCGTTTGGACTGATATGGTTACAGGCGATAAATCAGTTTCTCAAAGTGCTTACATTACTTCTTGCGAAGTTTCAGCACCTATGGAAGATGTAACTACTTACTCAATTGAGTTTGCAGGAACAGGCGCACCTACATTTGCAACAATATCATAAATTAAACAAAACAAACTATGACAGGAATAATAGAAGTTACTCTCAATGGAGAAGTGAAGCAATTGAAATTTGGTAATTACTCTTTGGAGCAATACACTAAAATTACAGGCGCTGATATAGGTACGGTCAAAGAAATCACAGAAGATTATACTCAACTTGATATGATAGCTGATATAGTTTACTGTGGTTTGTTTGGTTCTTACCGAGCAAATAAAAAGGTAGTAGATTTTACTATTCAAGATGTTCAGTCTTGGGTGGATTCAATTAACTATGTAGACCAATTAAAGGTTATTAGAGAATTTATGGCTTGTATAGTAGTAATGACCGAGCAAATGGTTGATGCTATGAAAGCAATGAGTAGTGAAGATTCTAATGGCGAAAAAAAAAAATAACTTGGGAGAACCTATTAGATAACGCAGTTATTAATTTAGGTTTAATGCCGAGTGAATTTTGGGAGATGACTTTTATAGACTATATGAGATATGTTATCCATATTTCTACAAAGGAAGCTAACGAATGGGATAGAACAAGGGTGTTAATGAGTTACATTTTAAATACCCAAGTAGAAAAGAAAAACCAAAAGAAGCCAAAAGATATTATTCCATTGTGGACTGACAAATATAGGATTCTTCAAAAGAAACCAGCGAAACTACCAACTAAAGAAGAAAAGGAAGAATTACTTAAAATGGTAAATAATGGCAGCAAATGAGGAAATAGTAGTCCAACTACGAGCAGAGATACAAGGCTTTAAAACACAATTACAACAAGCAAGTGATGCTATTGCTAAATTCACTAAAGATAGTTCAGATAGCTTAAAAAAACCAACTAATCCAATGAATGAACTTAAGGGTTCTATTATGGATTTAGCAGCAGGTTATATAAGCCTACAAGCAGCCGTTCAATTAGTAGGTAGAGCATTTAGTCAATCAATTAAATTAGATTCTGTTAAATCTGCTTTAACTGCCGTTTTAGGTTCTACCGAATTAGCAGATGCACAATTACAACAAATAGCTCAGACTGCCGATAGTTTAGGTTTAAATTTCTTAGACCTTGCTGATTCTTATAAAAACTTTGCTGCTTCTGCATTATCTTCAAATCAAACTTTAGGGGACACCGATAAAATATTTAATTCAGTTGTAAAAGCTGCTTCAGTATTAAAACTATCTTCAGAAGATGTTAAAGGTACTTTAAATGCTTTAAGTCAAATGTTCTCAAAAGGTCAAGTATCTGCTGAAGAATTAAGACAACAATTAGGAGAGCGTTTACCTGGTGCAGTAGCATTAATGGCTAAAGGATTAGGAGTTACAACTAAAGAGTTGAATAAAATGCTTGAGCAAGGTCAAATTACAACGGCAGCCGTTGTAAAATTAGCTGACCAATTGAATATTGCTTATGGAGATAAATTAACAGGTAGAGTTGATTCATTACAAGCAAGTGTTCAAAGACTAAATAATACTTTTACTAAAGGAGTTGATACAGGTGGTTTAGGTAAGTTTTTTAAATTTTGGATTGATGGTGTTAATCAAATAATTGAAACTTTAGAACACGCTTATATTGCAGTTACAAATTTCGGTAAATCGTTCGCTGCGATTGAGTTTGAAAGTAAATTAAATAAATACTTAGATTTAGTTAAAAAAATAAATTCAACTCCATTAAGTCCTCAAACAGACCAAAAAGTATTAATTCAAGAGCAAGGTGCGATAGTTGCTGCAATGGATGAAAATATCCATTTATTAAACTTAGCAAGAGATGCTTATGGAGAAAATTCAAAAGTAGTTACAAACTTAAATAAGCAATATGATTCGCTTTCTGTTACACTTAAAAAGGTAAATTCATTAATTAAGCCTAACGATGGTATTGTTAATGTTAATGACTTAAATACATTTAAAGGATTAAACGATGAAATAAAAAAGGTTAAAACCGAATTAGATTTAATCCCTAAAGGCCAACAATTAATAAGCAAACAAACAGAACTTGATAAATTAGTTAAAAGATTACAAGAACTTAAATTCTACGCTGAAGGTATTAATCCTAATTCTTTAGTTTCTATAAATGCTCAAATAAATGCGCTAAATGATGAGGCATCAAAATTACCTTTGTCAAGTTCAAGATTATCTGATATTAACGAAGAATTAGTTAAATTAGGTAATAAGAAAAACGCATTAGAAGATGCTTTAAGACCACCACCAACTGGAGAACTTGAAAGATACCAAAGAGAAATTGAAAGAATACAAAAGTTACAAGCTGCTTCTTGGGATATTACAGAAATAACTGCCTATGCTAATATGCTTAAAAGATTACAAGCTGAATATGAAGCACTTACTGCTGTTACTTATACTAACGCTGAAGCATTTAAAGCTATTTGGCAAGATGCCTTTGCTGGTTTTGTACAAGGAACGCAAGGAGCGTTTGAACAAGCGTTATGGTCAGGTAAAAACTTTACTCAAAACTTTAAAGAAGCATTCTTACAAATGATAAAGGCAATGATAGCTAAATTAGCTGCTGCACTTGTTATGGCTTTATTATTATCGGTTGTATTAGGTGGCTTAGGATTAGGTTCTATTGGCGCAGGTGCAAAGATATTAGGAATGAGTGGTGTTACTAACTTTGGTACATTATTAGGCTCTACATTAGGTTCTAACATAGGTGGTAAAGTTGCTATGCCTTTGGGTAGTGTTTCTAATTCAGGACAAGTAGCTTTCGAAATTCAAGGCGATAAATTAGTGGGTGTTTTACAAAATTACAACGGAAGACTAAACAGACTGGTATAATGGTTTATAATTATAAATACAAATTAGAGTGGACAGGATTAAAAAACGCTGATGCAAGTGAATTTTATTACCGTTTAGAGTTTTATAAAAAAGAAGCTGAAATAATACCTCACGATGTAATCACTTTGACTGCTTCTAATAAACCTTTTACTTTAAATTATAAGAGTAAATCTGATTATGTATTCGAGCCGTTTAGAGCTTCTTCTGCGGAGATTAACTTATTTTTTAATACTGATTCTATTGTTCAGCCTGAAGACTTTTACTCCGATACGGATAACACTTCTTGGAAGGTAATTTTAAAGTTAGTTGAAGGTGCTACTGAAACTTCTCTTTGGAGTGGCTATGTTTTAAACTCAGATATTCAATACGATTGGCAAGACCAATATTATCTTCGCTTAACTGCTTCAGACTTTTTAGGTATTTTAAAAGAGTATAAATATTCGGATATTGAAGTATTTTCTTTACCACAAACATATAATTTTTACGAAGGTATTTCTATCAAAGATTTTGTTGTAAGGTGTTTAAGTCTTATTGGATTAGGTAACGATGTAAAGTTTGCTTATCAATTCTATGAGTTTACAGACCCTAATAATGAGAATAAGCTAAAGAATGAAACTTCAATGTTTCTAAATGAATACGCTGCTATTGATTGGTCTAATAAATACCCTTACGATATTGAAAAGCTATTAAGCAATTTAATGACTTCTTTAGGTTGTATTTTATATTTAGATAATAGAGATAATTCTTGGACTGTTTTGTCAATTAACGAAGTAGGTACTAATACATCTAATACAGTTCCTTATAGAAAATATAACTCTGCTGGGACTTACCTTAGTAGTGGAGATTACGATATTAAAAACACAATTGCAAGAAATACCGATGTGGTGTTTAGTGATGCTAACCAGGTAGTTAATTTAAGACCAAGATTAGACGAAGTACAAATGATGTACGATTATAAGCCTAAAAACTTATTGCCTAATTACGGATTCTTTCAAGGGGATAACGGAGAAGTTCCTACTGGATGGGTTTTATCTCCTTATGCTTCTCCTCCTGTTACTAATACCGATTATTATGTAGAAACTAACAAACCAAACCCTTACGATGCAAAGAATTTAGGGTCTATTTCTACCGATGAAATTCAAGCTGGATTAGTATGGGATAAGTATATTAGCTTAAGTGTTAATATGGATAGGTTTGATGCTTGTTTAGCTTTTAATTCAAGTAATGCAAGATATTTCAAAGATAAATTAACCTTCAATGTCAAGTTTGATTATCAAATTAATAAGCCTAATAATATACCTGAATTTGGTTTTAATAGTTCGCTTTATGTTTATAGACCTGATTGGGGAGATTATGTAAGTCCTTTCTTTGATGGGCAATGGGTAGCGCAATCTGATTATGATAGGTATCGTTCTTATGCTACAATAGGAAGCGGACCAGCAAGGTTTGCAGCTTGGAGTGGATTAAACAATGAATGGAAATCATTTCAATTAGTAACACAAAGCACATTTAATACAGGAGTTGTATCAGTTGGGCAACCTGAAAACTGGTTCTATCGTTTTACTCGTTTAGAATTTTGGTTAAGAACATTGCATTTACCAATTGGAACTTCTAAAACGGATATTGATTGGAAGGTAGATAATATGCAAGTACAAGTAGTACCTGTGCAAAATGCTAATCTTGAAAAATATGGCTATTCTGCTTTACAAAATATAGATAATAATTCAACTCAATTACCTTACCAAAGAAAGACTAAAAAGATTGAATCAATGTTTAATAGTGGATTTTCAGATTTAAACTCTGCTATCTATTACGAAGATGTTATTTTTACTAAAGTTGAAAGAAGTGAATCTCCTTATTTAGGCGAAAGTTCTATTTCTACTTCTAATTCTTGGTTAAGACCATTTGAAACTATTGAAGGAGAAGGTAGCAACCTTAATTATTTACAATCTTTAGTGTCAGCTTCAATCCTTTCTTTTTATCGTTCTCCTGCTAAGACTTTCACAGGTAATGTATATGCAGAGCAAACACCAGCAGTAGCAAAACCTTTTGCGTTCCCAGTCTACACAGGAATAGAAGGAGTTTACGATTCAAGTTATATTCAAAACACAATAGATTTATTTTTAACCGCAGTAACTGCTGATGGTGGTTTTTACGAGTCTTACGATTGCTTAACTGCACGAGTTGAGAATATTATACAAAAGAATGCTTTTTTCTTTATGACAGAGGCTTCATTTGATTACTTTACCAATAAAACTAACGCCAAACTCGAAGAAGATTTAACAAGTAGAAAAGAAGATTTTACTATTGGGTTAGCGCCATTTAAGTTTAGTGCAAGTCCTATTTTAGGAACACCTGGTAGTAGTGAAAGTAATACAACGACAACAGTAGAAGAACCTGCGTAATGAATGAATTAAAAGAAATTAACGACCAGCTAAAGGCTTTGTCGATAAATGTGGAAATGATTAGCCAAGCTATTACAGGCTCAAAGCTAAATAGAAATGGAATCCTTCAAAGATTGGAAACAATTGAGGAGGCATTAGAAGAAACTGAAACTAAAGTCCAAGAAGTCAGGGATTATAATACTGGCATTAATTGGGCAATTAGAATTGGTGCTTTTATTTTAACTATTACAGGCGTTAATTTTGTTAAAGAGTTCTTATGGCACAAATAAGCGAAGAAGGGTTAAAATTATTAGTCGAGTTTGAGGGCTTAAAGTTAGATGCTTACTTATGTCCTGCTGGAGTTTGGACTATTGGTATAGGCTCAACTAAATACCCTAATGGACAACCTGTAAAGAAAGGTGATAAAATAACTAAAGAGCAGGCTTATAAGCTATTCTTAGATACTTCTGATAGTTACACTAATTGCATCAAAAGATATGTCATTAGAGAGCTTAAACAGAACGAATTTGATGCTTTATTTTGTCTATGTTATAATATTGGCTGCGGAGCGTTTGCAAAGTCATCTTTAGTGAAGTTTATTAACGGAGGTCAAACGATTGAAAAGATAAGAATAGGCTTTTTGATGTGGATTAAAGTAGGTGGAGTAGTGAGTAAAGGATTAATGAGAAGAAGATTAAGGGAGTTCAATTTGTATGCGAAGATTAAATAACACACTTTCTACCATATTTGGAGCGATTGTAGCTATTGCGAATGCTTGGATTACGATTGATTGGGATAACTTTATTTGGTCTATTAATACAGGCTTTAAACTATTCCTTTCGGCTTTAATTGCTTTGGGAGGATATATGACAACAATTAATCATAAACGCTTGAATAAAAAATAGTTGCATTTACTAAAATAATTAGTAATTTCGAGAAACATTTAAAACTATGTACAGACCAAGATTAACAGAGACTGAGTATAACCAATACCAGCTTAAAAAATTAACGGATAAAAAGACTTATAAGTTATTCGTATTTTCTGACCCTCACGGTTGGTTAGCTGACCTTAAATGCTTACGAGTAATCAATAACATCTTACAACATAATAAGTTTGATGAGGTTTGTATTAACGGAGATATAGTAGATTTACCTTTTGTATCTAAGCATACGAATAAACTTTATATGGAGGGAATCCTTAAAGATTATAACGAAGTAGAGGAGTTTAGATACACTGAAGAACAAATCTTAAAACCTTTAAGACTTTCAACTGATGCAAAGATTCGCATAAGAACTGGAAACCACGACGAGCGAGTAACAAAGCCATTTTTATTATCTAAAGGTCAATTAGCAAGATTAGCTATTCTTTATAAACACTTTGAATCAACGAAGTTTGAGGAGATGTTACACCTTGAGGAGAATGATATGATATACGACCCAACGGATGTATTTACTTACTTTGATATTTTCGATATTACTCACGGTTTATCTTTGACTAAGAATGCAAGTGAGAAGAATATTATCGAGTATTGGGGTTCAGGTTGCACAGGTCATACTCACAGACTTGGAATGCGATACATTCGTAATAGGCACAATATCAACGCTTGGTTTGAAGTAGGATGCACAAGGTTAATGGAGGCGGTTGAATATCTACCAACAGGTAAGATAGCGGATTGGTGTCAAGGATTTTTAGAAGTTACTTTTAAAATAGATGGCGATAAGGTTTTGTTCTTTGCTCAGCCTCACGCAATAATTGATTATAAATGTGTTTATAACGGAGTATTATATGGAGAATAAAGAAGAAGAAATTTTTGATGTTACTGATGGCGAGATTTTAGAGGAACTAAAGTTTTTTGTCTATTTTCTTTTTGAATTAGAGGAGAAATCACTACTTTTATTTCCTTCTTATAAGACCTTAACACAGGCACGATTAATTAAAATGATAAACACAAGATTAGATTTTTTAGACTATGACAACGAGGGAGAAATTGATAGCGAAGATTAACGAACTATACTTAGAAATAGAAAGATTAAAAAAAGAACTTATAAAAGAAACCAAAAATGAAAACAATCGGAGAAATTAACCACCTTGAAAGCTGTGAATGTTCTGAAGTTTGTACTAATTGCAGTATTAAATATCAGTTAAAACCAATCGAACTAACAGGGTCAGATATTGCTGATATTGTTACCAAACCTAAATACTACAAAGTTGAAATTAAAGGAGTGCCTATTGATGTAATTGATATTGCAAACGCTTACAATTTATCCTTTATGAAAGGCAACGCTATTAAGTATATTTTAAGAGCAGGTAAAAAGGATGCTTTAGTTCAGGACTTGAAAAAGGCTATTGAATGCTTACAAAGGGAGGTCGATTATGAAAGCGGTAAGTAGGAATGTTACATTATTTTGGTTAAATTTGCGAAAGGAACTTAATGTTAGTTTAAATTATGGCAAAGAAATCAAAAGAAATAAAAGAATCCTTAAACGAAGAAGCTACAATCGAAATAAAACAGGTAAACCCTTTGACTATTTCAGAGTGTTGCCAAGTTGATTACATATCTTCAGGTACTAAGGTATATTGCTCAAAATGCAAGGCAGATTGTAGATTAGAAAGACAAAAGAAACTTATAAAACTATGGAGTCCAAAAGCGTAATTATCTTAATGGTAGTAATTCTACTATCTTCCTGCAAGTCTAAAAATAGAAACTACCAAAATCGATTCAGTTGTCAATAAGATTGAGCAAGTCCAGGTATTAACGGATTCGAGCAAGATTGAAACTACTGAAGAAGTCATTTACGAGTTTGATACGGTAGGAACTCCGCTTGTTAGTCCATCTGAAGCTATTAGAGGCGATTACAAGCTAAAACTAAAGTCAATTAAGGTAAAGAGGCACATTAAACAAGATAATCGCTTACAGAGCCTTAAAATCGATAAGAAAGAAAATACCACATTAAAAGTAGATAAAAAGGCTGTTATTAAGGAGACTACTCCTTGTATTAATGAAATCCTATTAATTCTTGCTGGGATATTGGCTATTTACTTTATTCTAAAAAAACTTTAAAATTATTCTTTCTCATTTTCAATAAGTTATGATTTATTTATGGCTTTTAGTAAAATATTGTTTGCAAATTAAATTTTAATTAAGACATTTGAAAACCGAAACAAACCAACGGTCTTAAATTATGATTTACAAAAAACAACAAGCAGCAGACATCAAGGCTTTAGAAGTCGGGGAGTCTTTAGAAGTAGATGAACGAGAAGGCAACCGAATCCGATCATTACTTTGTTACTACAAAAAATACAACGGCAAGGCTTACACTTGCAAAGGAAGAATCAATCACACTTTAACTATAACCAGAACAAAATGAAAAAGCTACAAAACCCAATTATCGAAGAAATTGAAGTTGTATCAACTAACAATTTTGAAAACTATTATGTCGAGTACACTGACAAATTTATTATTTATCACCACACTTTTGAGTTCTTAGATTTAAGAAAGTGGATTATTGATAACTACGAAGTTTCAAGAGGTCAAGTTCAAATTGAAATGTCTCCAACAAGTGTTGAGCAAGCTGAGAATCCAATCTACTTTACTCAAGAAATTGACGAGTTTATTAGAGACAACTACGAAGAGATTATTACAGAGATGCTTACTCAGCCAACTTTAGCTTGTCAATCTTATTTAGGTACTGCACTTTATAACATTTGTAAACCACAGTAATGAGCATTATAACCGTACACAAATTTATAAATAATCCGCCGAAGGAAAGTAAGCTGGATAAATTAATTAGACTTTATCGTCAAACATTAGAAGATGGTAATTATTGTAAATCGGTTCAAGCTATGTATCTAATTAATCGCATTAAAGAGGCTGAAATACAGAAAGTTACAAACGAATACGAACACCATTTAGCTAAACAAATAATTAAAAATAATTACTTGAATTTAATCAAATAATTGTATCTTTAAAAACCAAAACAAACTTATGTCATTATTAAATATTCAATCAGAATTAAAAGCACCTAAGAATCAATATAATTCTTTTGGTAAGTATAAGTATCGTTCAACCGAAGATATTTTAGAAGCAGTTAAGCCTTTGTTATTAAAATACGGATGTGTTATGACTATTTCAGATACGATCCAAGAGAAAGCAGGAATTATCTTCTGCGAAAGTTCAGTAAAACTTATAGATAAAGATGGAAAAGAATTTATTTCAACGGCTTCTGCGGGAATTGACCCTAACAGAAAAGGTATGGATATTGCGCAGTCGTTCGGAGCGAGCGCCAGTTATTCTCGGAAATATTCTCTTAATGCTTTATTCCTTATCGACGATACCAAAGATCCTGACGCAACGAATACTCACGGAAAAGAAGAGAAACCTAAGTTAGAATTAAACTCTGCTACTTTCGATAAGTGTAGAGCAGCTTATCTTAAAGACAAAAGGAATTTACCTTTGATCCAAGAGAAATACGAAATTGATGCAGAAACTTTAAAAGCCTTAATGAATGAAAAAGTTTAAAGCAAGACCTTCTTCCCTGTCAAAATTGATGGGGAAGTTAAAAAAAGATGGTGAACTTCCACAGACTTGTATTACTTATCTTAAAGAATGGTATTCAGGTGATATAGAAGAAGTAACATCTAAATATTTAACTAAAGGAATTTTATTAGAAGAAGAGGCAATTGAGTTTGCATCTAAAGTTTTATACGGTGATATTAGAGCCTTTAAAAACGAAGATATTTATTCTAACGAGTGGTTAGTAGGTACACCGGATGTAGTATTAGAGAACTCAGTAATAGATACTAAATGTTCTTGGAATCACAAGACTTTATTAGATGCTGCTTTAGAATTAAACACAGATTACGAGTGGCAATTAAGAGGTTATATGATGTTATGTGAAAAGGAATTTGCTACTTTATTTTATTACTTAGGTGATACACCTGCTGAAGCTAATTACGGCAAAAAAATAAGCTTTAAGCATTTAGAAGACTTTGAACGCTGGGTTTCTTATGAGTTTAAACGCGATTTATCTATTGAGCAAGAAATAATCGAAAGAATTGAACTTTGTAGAACCTGGCTTCAAAATTACGATCAAGAAATTCAAACAAGAATAGGAACAAGAATTATTAACCTTTAAATTATAAAAAAAATGGCTTCAATTATCAACGCATCTATTGATGTAACAAAAATCGACAAAACAAAATTAATCAAAGACAAGTATCTTAATGTTAGTATTACCATTAATGACGAAAACGACAAGTTTGGTAATAATGTAACAGTTACCTTAAATCAAACTCCTGAAGAGAGAACTGCTAAAGCACCTAAGACTTATTTAGGAAATGGTAAAGTAGTATGGGGACAAGGTAAAATAGAAACAAAAGAAGATAGCGGTTTACCGTTCTAATTAAAAATATTACTGCTGCTACAAGCGTTCTTTTTGCGGTAAAGAGATAGAGGCGTCCTGACTAAAAAAAATTTTAGGGGAATGTTTAACAATTTTAACAGGGTAGCGCCCAAATGCCTATGAGTAGCGTAGGTATTTTAAATAAAACCAAAACAAACATAAAATAATTATGAAAACAAGATTTGAAGTTAGCGAAGAAGTATTTTTAAATAATGGTTATTTAGTTGATTGTTATAATTATTATGAAAAAAACTTAAAAGAATTTGGATTTATATTAGATAAAGAAGAAGAAGCCGTATATAAAGATTTTGATAAAGAAATTACACTTAATGAAGGAGATAGAGTTGTTTTAGATGGAATTGGTTTAAGGATTATAACTTGGAGATGTTATGATATTGATAAAGATTTAATGACTTATGTTTTGAGAGAAGAATAATGGATTTTTTAGAAGAATATAGAACAGGTAATTTTACAATTCAGGATTTAAGCAAGAAATACTTAATATCTGAGAAACGAATTAGAGAAGTATTAAGAGCCAAAGGAATTAGGACTAAGCACTTAAAAACCAAGAAAATAGCTTTAAAAGCTGATGCTACATTTGATGCCTTTTTAGAAGAATATTTAAAAGAAGGTAAATCAA